ATGCCAAGAATTAAAGAGAGATGGAAACCAATTAAAGATTATGAAGGTTTCTATGAAGTCAGTAATTTAGGAAAGGTAAGATCGGTTACTAGGACAGTCATTAAGGCTTACAAATCAGGTAAAAGGACTCCTGTTATCTATCAGAGTAAAGAGCTCTCTCAGGCTACTGATAGGCACGGCTATCAATATGTTATTCTCCATAGAGAGAGGAGAGGAAAGAGGTTTGATGTTCACAGATTGGTAGCTCAGGCTTTTATTGGTGATCCTCCAGACCCTAAAGCGGTGGTACATCATAAAGATGGCTCTAGAGATAACAATAGAGCTAGAAATTTGGAATATGTCTCTCATGCTCAGAATATCGCTCATTCCTTCAAGGGAAAATCGAAGACCATTAAGTATCAAGGATTAGAATTGACCCTCTTAGAATGGTCTAGAAGGATCGCTGGCAACGATTATATTGTGAGGAATAGATTAGCTAGAGGTTGGACTGATGAAGAGGCTGTAGCGGTTCCCTTTGGAATGACTATCACTGAATTCAGAGAACAACAAAAATCACAATAAAGATTAAATTAAAGAATAATTAAATCGTCAGATTAGGAGGAGAGGGAGAAAGGGAGAATTAGGGAGGAAAGATAGGACAAGTAATAGGTAAAACACTAAATCGCTGTATCGCTTACTCCATAAGGATTACAGCGATTTTTATTTTTCGTATACCCCCCAAATTTCAGACAATAAAAAAGTAAATTAAAGAGCAAATTGAAGCGTCAGCTAGGAGGAGGGAGGGAGAGGGAAAAGGAGGGGGGAAGAGAGGAGACAGGTAATAGGTAGTACATAAAAACAGCTACAAGCTATATACAGCAAGGCTTAGAGGGCTGTTAAATTTTTCGTATACCCCCTAATTTCAGCCTCATCAATCAACCCTTCAAAACCCAAAATATCAACCCTGCCTACTTTTTAAAAAGCTGTTATTGTATAGTAGTAGATGAAGGTTAGAAAACACCCTATACCAATTATGAAAACTAGTTTCGTTATCAATTATTTCAGAGTTCCTAAAGCAGTGTTCAATCACATTTACGATGTGCTGCTCAGTGAATTTGATCAAAATACAAAGCAATTCTTCTGTCATATCCTGTACAACACCAATTTACTTACCAATAGAGATGAAGAGGGATGGGTTCCTTTCCCCTATAAGACCATTAAGCAAGAATGGGGTAGAGACTTCCCTGATATTGAAGAATTGATAAATAGCGGGCTTATCGAGGTCAAACAATTTGATATTAATGGTGCTCAGTTTGAATATAGTCAATTTTATAAACGTTGTAGAGAATACAGAGTACCGCTATACATTCTAGAGAACATTAACAGTTATTATCCCTCTGAATTAGAAGGATGGAAGCAGATATATAACCTAATGACAGGTAAGATATCCAAAAAATCCAATAAGACTAAATATTATGATCACAATCGCAATCCTTATCCTCAGCTTATTAAGGACAGCATGAAGACCTTAAGAGATAATGGGGTTTACTTCAACAAAGAACAAATAGACCGCTTCCTAAGCCAATCTAAAGCCGCTGTAGAAGCAGGTGAACTAAACCCTCACCGCTATCAACAGGACTTAAACGCTTATCACAACATATTGCAAGCTGATATTGTGACTACAGAGCATTCTTCAATTTATAAATACACTCCTGTTCACTCTCCTCAATTAACAGGTAGACTGAGTGAACATGGAATAGGATTACAGAGCTGTACTAGAGAGATGAAAGAAGCCGCTTTTACTGGAATACCCAATCTGTATAACTATGATCTCAAGTCCTCTCAAATCTATGGACTGATTCAATGGTTAGAGTATGCTCATATAGATACATCTTGGCTAACCACCTATTTAGAGTCCTCTAAGCCGACTTATGCTGATCAGGTAGGAATTAGTGTAGACACCTGGAAACACTGCCTCATGGCTCTGATAATGGGTGCTAATCTCACATCTACAGTCAAAGATAATGACAACTCCATCAGTAGAGCCTTACTCAATGAGTTCAATGGAGATAAAGATTTAGCCAATAAAGCCGCTGCTGAATTGTTTACTGTCCTCTCTCCCTTAAAGAAAGTCCTCAATCATTGGGTAGATTGGCTGCTAGATACCTACATCCCTATGAACAGTGTCTACCCTAGAGGTTCTCAGATACTCATCAATAAAGCAGCTATGACTCTTACTCTTGATGACTATAAAGATAAGAAAGGATCTTGGACACCTGAACTAAAGAGAAAGCTCCCTGCTTTCCTATTACAAGGCAATGAAGCCGCTTTCATTCATCACCTTACAGTCATATCCTCTAACCATAACTACCAAGTGATTAGCAATCAACACGATGGAGTAGTAACCATAGGAGAGATACCACCTGAAGCTATTGAATACGCTAAGACTCAATCAGGCTTGAAGTATGCTCAATTAGAATTGAAATCCTTTGTATAGGTTATTACCTATCCTAAATCACAAATAAGCCTATATCAGTACAGTCTAACTATTATAAGTGTCACTAATTAAGCTCTCATTCATTGATGAGAGCTTTTTATATATCTAATGGTGATTAAACTCTATAGTTGCATCAATATTACTGATGTTAAGAATGTTTAATTAATCACTGAATAGCTATATGCACACATTTGACAAAGCCTATACCTACTATAGGGTTTGTCAAATATAACTATATAGATATATAAGCAAATTAAATTGTTAAATTTTGTTAAAATCCCCTAAAAAAGCTTGACATTTTTTGATGCCGGAGGCATGAGCTTCTTATAAATTTCTTCATCAATCTATCAACCACATCAAGCAACTTGTCATAATTGATATTGGGAGCTGAAACCTAGACTAGATAAGGGATTGATGATCACCAACTCTATCTAGAAAACGCTCTATATAGGAGTCTCATCAAGTCCCTATCATACCATCTATTCCCACTTCACTAACAAATCATTTAGCTCAATTTAAACAATTGATAAGTGAATTATGAGAGAATTATGATTGATCATCATTTAGTGTTTGAATCTGTCTCAATATATTTTCTTCCATATCGAGTAACATCACATTAAGTTCTAGATTGTTTTTAGATATCTCCAATCTAATTTCATTAAGGTTCTGTCTACTCTCTATAAGAGTTTCTAGTAAGTTTTCTAGCACCTCTGAATCTTTTTCAGCTTTCTTAATCAATCTCTGTAGATAATCATTTAAACCCATAGATCTAGCTGCTAAAACTAACACTCCTAGAGTAAATAGCACTCCTAAAGCGATACCTGAAGATTGAAGCACCACTTGATCAAATATCTTATTAGCTAATACTGGATCTATAGCACCCTGAACTGTTGTGATATGCTCAGGAGTTTCATGATGAAGCGGTGGATTAGTTTCATGAGTCATAGTGATTAAAATTTAATAATGTAGTTACAGACTAAGGAAGGTTGAATATTGTTATGAGAAGCTCCACCACCGTTATTGTTAACGGAGATATTAGCGTTAGCAGTATTGAGAGATATATTTAAGCTGCTTGATTGTAGAGATATCCCTGTAGTAGCAGTTTCAATGAGTTTAGTACCACTACCATTTACATCTAGATAAGATCTACCGGGTTCCACTTCACCAGCTACAGAAGTGTTAGCTCTATTAAGAGCATCAGTTCTATCATCACTAGAGCCGCTAGACCATGAATAGAGTCTATGGTTATGACCTGGATCATTCACTCCATGAGAGTGAGGAGTTTGAGTAATACCATGAGAGTGAGGAGTCTGATTTAATCCATGAGAGTGAGAAGGCATCTCACTAATGGATAGAGTTACTCTTTCTTCTCCTAATACTTGTCCTAGAGTTCTATTAGATAAACCAGCACCCTGACCTGCTCCTATACCCGTTCTACCTCTCTTATCAGGTACAGCAAATAAGCTACCTGATTGACCATGGGTATAACCGATAGCACTAAAGAGAGCTGGATAATTAAGAGGATCATAGAAACTTCCATCAGCCCATAACCAACCATTAGGGAGAGTAGAGCCGTAATATTCCATACCTGAACCTGCTGGAATAACATCTACAGGAGGAATACCAGCAGCGGTTACTCTATCAATGAGCTTATCTCTGAGATCCTCTAGAGTAGTGATATTACCGCTAGAGGTCACAACATAAGCCATAGGGAAAGATTCATTAGCTAAGGAGTTAGCTACCTCTACATTCCCTGAATTATTAACGTAGATAAATAGAGTAGAGTTATCCGTTAAATTGAGAGTACCTGGAGTGAGAGTTACTCTAGAGCCATTACCTAAGAGAACATTTCCACCATTATAGTTAACGGTTAATCCTACGTTTTCTGTTACCTTAAGCCGATCATAGAAATTGTAAAATCTATTTTTTATTTGGTCTGATTCATCTGATAAGTAATCATCTAAGACTTTAGGCCCACGTCCTAATTCATCTTGACCATCAACAATAGGATTACCGATCACATTAACGTCATCAGCAAAGAGAATATCTCCATCATTGAAAACTTTTCTAGCCATAATTATTTATTTATTTATTTTTATTAATTTAAAGCAGTTAATTTATATTATTTAAAGAGGCTTACATAGATGAGCCCAAGCCGCTTTAGAGCCGCCATAACTAAGCCTGTGCATCATATTCCATGAATAATGGAGATTCTCACCCGATGTAGCTTGATAACCAGAGCTAAACCATTCTCCCCAAGGATCATTAACCCAACAACCTTTATCATCAAAGCCTCTTAATACAATGATGTGACCTGATCTAGTGAATCTACCGCTATAGATAACAGGATGACCTGATTGTAGGTGCTCTTTAATAGCTCTCCAGCTAGTAGTAGTGCTGAATCTAGATTTAACTCCCCAATTGTTGAAAGCTTGAGATATTAGACCATGATAATAAATGGATCTATTACCCCATTTATTGACCATATAGCGGGTGATTTCATCCTCTAGTTGTACTTGGTCTTTAGGATTAGGATCTAAGTCATAGAAGGCTATTACCATAGCCATAGAAGTAACATTACAAGTTTGGCTAGGTCTGATTTTATTATCTCTCTGAGAGAAATAAGGAACCTTCAAATTAGGATAAGTATTAATTGGAGAATCTGTCTCAAAGTGAGATTTATAAGCATACCAATTGAATCTACCGTTAATAGGTTCCTTCAATTCAAAGAGATAGTGCTTAGTATCAGCATCATATTTAATCCAATTGATTTCTAGTGATTCTTTCTTAGAGAGAGAATGCACTAAAAAATCCTCCTTAATAGTGGAGGATTGAACAGGTTCATATTTAATTTTAGTATCTCGGATAGCTGTAAGCTTCATAAGAGTTATTGCTTTAAATCCTTCTTCTTTTTACTTTTTAATTCCTGAACTCCTTTCTCATTGAGAGTAGGAGCACCTATTGAGTAACCTATTAAGCTCCATCCCATACCAACTCTCTCAGGAGGCATATTAGAGAAGAATACTATAAATACTCCTATGCCAGATAAAGCCGCTGCTTTAATGAGAGGAGCACCTATAATGAGCATCAATAGGAAATCATATATATCAAAACCAGGATTAGATTTACCTGCTTCAAGTAATTGATCCTGTAAGTCTTTATTGTGTTCTGACATCAGCCTTACTGAGGAAAGTGTTCATATTAAATTCATCTAAGAGTAATTGAGATAACCACTCTCTTTTTATCAGTTCCAATTCACTATAATCAGAGACTACATTTTGATATATCCATTCAAAGGGAGCTTCTATAAGTCTCTCCCAATTGTCAGGTAATATCAGCAGCTCATCTAATTTATTAAAAGCTGGCTTAAGGTAATCCTTTAACACTAATTTAGTTAGAGCTACTATTACAGGCTTCAAGATAGCTTCCATGAAAGCTAACTGCATTAAGAATTTCAAAATATTCATTTATAATTAGGCAATAGTAATTAGAAAGCATTAGGAGTGATTACAATTTGAAGACCATTCTGACCTCCAGCATTGAATGCTTGGTTAGAAGACAAAGAGGCTTCTAACAACACCTTAAAAGTTCTTGCTGTAGAAACAGTCAATAAAAAAGATAAAGTACCTCCAGGTTGGAAAGCAGTATTACTATTACCTGTGCTTGCTCTAACCTCTCCTTGGCAATTCCTTCCAGCAAGATCAGTAACTACAGCCTCAGTATCATCATCATAAAGATAAATATCAACAATAGGGTCTTCATTAGCTAATGGTCTACAAATAAGCTCAATTAAATAATTTCCTGGTTGTAGGGTGAAATTGTCATTCACTGTACTTATAGAAGCATAAGAAACAGACCGAACAATTCCGTCTATAGGATGTCGTCTTAAGCCCGTAAAGCCTAATGAGGCTGAAGAATCAGAATAGATTATTGTTTTGTTTAAAGTCCCTGTGTACTCTAAATCAATAGTAGGAGGTACTGCTGTATCATTGTAAGTTACTGAGATATCTGTATGAGTACCACTGGTTAAAAGACCTGCACTTAAATCTTCAATTTCTTCATCAGTTCTCTTATTAGCTTGTACAAAAGCAGTAGTAGCTAATTGAGTTGTATTAGTCCCTAAAGTAGCTGTAGGTGCTGTTGGTGTACCAGTTAATTCAGGTGAAGCTAAAGGAGCTTTAGGAGCAATAGCATTAGCAACAAAAGCAGTAGTAGCAATCCTCAGAGAACTGTCACCTAGAGAGGCTGTAGTAGCCGTAGGAGTGCCTGTTAATGCTGGTGAGGCTAGAGGTGCTTTAGAGTCTAATTGAGTCTGTATGGAGCTGCTAACGCCATCTAAATAACTGATCTCAGTAGAGCTAACATTACCGATTGAAGTGGTGCTAGGTAAAGTGACTGTACCTGTAAGAGTAGGGCTATTAATATTGGCTTTAGTGTTAACAGTTGATTTAACAGATTCAATCTGATCATATACAGTATCTTGTGAAGCCGCTAAACCTGAACCATTCCAAGAAACATCATAAGGAGTAGCATCACCTAGTAATAGAGATCCATCAGGCTCTGTAGGTAAATTCATCCAATAGATAGTATCTGTAGGTAAAGCACCTGCTGGAGCATCAATAGAAGCGATATAAGCTCTATTCAGATATTTAACAATAGAACCTCTCTTATATTCAGTTTCACTATCCCAATCACCTTCAGGGAATACACCACCTACCTTAGTAGAGAGATTAGGGTCATTAATAATTAATTTAGCTATTCTCAGAGCACCTGTAGCCAACATATCATTAACCATTCCAGTAGGAATGAGATTAACTAGATCTACAGTGGCTAAGTTAGGTATCTGAGTATAGAAATCAAACTCAGGATTATCTTCAAATTCACCTGGAGCTGTTTCTACATAGAATCTCAATCTGTAGCTATTCTGTTCTGTTTCTGATTCAGGAATATCTACGCTAACAGCACCATTTACGATATAAAAAGTGTAAGGCTCTGGAGTAAGAACACTAGGAGGAGTAGTAGTGTTATCTACCATCACTCCAGCTAATTCAACTATTAGATTTCCTGTTAAAGGATTAGACGCTGAATCTTTAATAGTTCCTTGTAATATGGTCATATTGTTTTATTATTATATTTATGTATTAAAGGAGTAATAAAGCTCCTGAGTAAGCTGTGGCTGTAGTATTTGTTGTGTAGAAAATTCTCAGTGCTATCTCATCTAAGCTATAATCTCTAGTACCACTAAAAGAACTATGGCTAAAGTAAATAGAGATTCCAAAATCAGAATTGCCAACTATATCTGAATAACTCCAATCAGTATCCCATCTGTATTCAGTTACTGAATTAGGTAAAACATAAGCCACTTCAGACGTACTGGTATAACTAATGACCTTACTGCTAGTCTCAGTGGTAGTAGTAGGTCTATAAAGATTTAACGTAGCTATGGGGCTACTAGAAGTGCTACTAACAAAAGTTCTTATACTAGCCTGAATACCTAATATTGTTGAACCTGATGGTATATCTGAGGATGTAAAACCAAATCCAGTAAATCTATATTTATCAGAATCTGTATTTTTAGGTAAAGCACTAACTGTAGCATAAGCATTATCATCAATATAAGCATTACTAGGATTAACTAGAGGCTCTCCATTGTTGGCAATCAAAGTGTTAGCTGTAGGGTTTCTCCAGCTTGTAACTAACATTAAAAATTCCTCTTTAAATGTTGTATTTCGGGGATACTATTTACATAATCCTGTAATCTAGGCTCTAACTGAGATTTGATAATTGTCTTATATGGTTCTGGTAAACTGTCACCAAAGAAAAAATACAACTTATTAGCCAAAGTAAAATGAGATGAGGCTGCTTCTAACATAACTAATTGAAGCTCTTCATTTAATTCAGCTTGAATAGAGTTAAACTCTAAACAAGTGCTACATAATCCAGCCCATTTTTGAAAGGTTTTAGCTATCTCACAAAATTCACCAGCAGTCATTAAAGGGTTATCCTGATTCAGGGTAACTATGGCTTCTTCTGCTGGTTTACATTGATGCTCTTCAGGTATTGATTCCTCTAAATTAAGCTGCTCTAGACCGAAATTAATTACATCTAGAGCCTTACTATCTAAATTAAACATTATGAATATCCTTGTCCTATGAGAGTTGCGTAGATTGTAGTACCGCTATCAGGAGAAACTAGATGAATAATATCTCTAGCTAAAGCAGTAGAAGTGATAGTAGGTTCTATACCTCCAGCCCATATCCAACTAGCAGGAAATGCGACAGTTCTACCTCCAGTACCATCTTGAATCAAAAAAACCGTTAACTTAGATAATCCTGAAAAGAAGTTACTTAAGTTCCAAGTAGTAATATTTTGGTTGAGAGTTACTTCAGTAATTTCTGTGGTAGATAAGTTGATAGTTAATGTTCCACTACTAATAGTAGAAGTGGTTACATTTCTAATTACATTTTGTACAAAAGCAGTGGTAGCTATCTGAGTATTATTAGTGGATCTAGAAGCTGTAGTAGCTGTGGGTGTACCAGTAAGAGAAGGTGAACCAGAGAATACTAAAGAACCGCTACCAGTTTCATTAGAAATAACTGAGGCTAATTGTGCTGAAGTGGTAGAAGCAAATTGGCTAAGAGGTTGGGTAGTAAGAGCATTACCAGCAGTGCTAGTAATAGTCACAGCACCACTAGAATTAGTAGCTGTTATGTATGGGCCTACTATGTTGATAGAAGTAGCTGCTGTTGTTAAAGAAACTCCTTCATCTAGAACTTCTAAATCTAATCCACCACCTCCACTAGGAGTAGTCCAAATTAAATCAACACCATCAGACCCTAATACTTGTCCATTAGTACCTAAACCTAATCGAGCTGTAACGTTAGAGGAGTTTCTATAGATAATGTCTCCTCTAGTAGTCATAGGATCAGAGAATCCACTAGGGAGATTAAGTAATTGGCTACCGTCTACAGCAGGCAATCTAGAAGATCCATCTAATTGAACAACATTATTAGCAGCAGTACCAGCATTAAGGGTAGCTGCTGTACCTAAGTTCAGATTAGAGATAGCAGTTTGAACAAAGGCAGTAGTAGAGAGTTGAGTAGTATTAGTACCAGCGGTAGCGGTAGGAGCTGTAGGAGTACCAGTAAGAGAAGGAGAAGCTAAATTAGCTTTACTATTTAATTGAGTCTGTAGAGAGCTTGTAACACCATCTAGATAGCCTAATTCAGTGGAACTAACTAAACCTATAGAGGTAGTAGAAGGTAGTGTGACAGTTCCTGTAAAGGTAGGAGATGCTGAATTAGCTTTAGAGTTTATCTGAGTTTGAATACCGCTGGTTACTCCATCTAAATAACCTAATTCAGTAGAGCTGACATTACCTATAGAAGTAGTAGAAGGGAGAGTAACTGTACCTGTTAAGGTAGGTGAATCAATAGGAGCTTTAGTATTAATAGAGGTCTTAACAGCTTCAACTTCATCATAGACAGTATTCTGAGTAGGGATTAAATCTGAACCATCCCAAGCTAAACCATAAGGAGTTAGATCAGCAGAAGCTCCAGCTCCACCACTAGAAGCTAAAAACATCCAATAATCAGTATCAGTAGGTAATATAGCTGCTGGTACTGCTGTAGAGGCTACATAACTATCACCCTGATAGGTGACAATAGAACCTCTCTTATATTCAGTGGCATTATCCCATTCTCCTAGAGGGAATACACCACCTACCTGATCAGATAGGTTTTGATCTTCTGCTATTAATTGAGCTACCCTTAGTGCTCCTGTATCTAATACATCAGTAACTATTCCTGTAGGAGCTAAATCAGCTAAATTGACTGAAGCAAATTGAGGAACTACAGCATTAAAAGGGAATGGAGCTACAGGTACATTAGATAACTCCAGTACAGGAGGATCTACAGTCTCATTAAGTCTATAAGGAAAGAAGTTAAATTCATAGGAGGTGTTCTTAGATTCACTCTCTTCTAAATCAATATTAACTACTCCATTTACTATATCAAAGGAGAATGGATTAGGAGTGAATAGAACGTTTTCTACAGCATTAACCATAGAGCCAGCTAATGTTACAGTGAGAACCCCATCTAATACATTGCCAGCAGAATCTTTAATTGTTCCGAGTACAGTGGTCATATTTTTATAATATTAAATGCTCATAAATTACTTCTGATTCACACCATAGAGGCCCATGGAGTCGATTGATTTTATTAGCTAGTTGGAATTCATAGCTATTAGGTTTGTATTTTTTAGGTAACAGGATTTTATATTGCCAAGCTGCTGTACCTAATGTGTCGATACCTAATTGAGAAGTACCTAAGATAAAGCCGTTACCTTCCCAGATCTTATGGTCAATATGTAAAGCACTCAGAATAAAAGATAGAGCTTCTCTAGAGCCCTTATCCTTCCATATCAAGGTATAGGAATTAGCTAGTAGTAATCTCTTAGAATCTTCAGGCCAATTAGTATCCCAATATTCACCATAGAAGCCACATAACGGAGCTAAGAAGTCTAACCAGCTAGCATCACAGTTAGTAGGGTCTAATTGTCTAGGTAAATCGTCTACCTTAGCTTTATAATCTACTAACAATTGATCCCAGAAGGAGGTAATGTGATCGGCTACATTATTTTCTTTATATGAATCAGGTAATCTAGAATAAATAGGTCTACCTGTAGACCATGCTTCATAAGTATTCATAATTAAGGAGTAGGCTCAAAATCAGGGAATTCTCCAGCACCTCTATTCATTTCCCAAACAACACCCTCACTATCTATGAGAGTCATAGTGAGGCTATAAGCGTTAGGGAGAGTATAAGCATTAGGGAGAGCAATATTAGAGGTTAGATCATTTAACTCAAGGGATTGAATCTTATTGATGACTCCTGTTAATCTCAGTTGATATTCAACTTCATTCAGGATTACATCCTCATCTATTGGATAAGTAGAAGGATCTAAGTATTCTTGATAGGCTTGCCATAAATCATCAGCAGCTTCAGTAGGAGAAACATCTTCAGCTAATTCAGCAATGAGATCACCACTTACATTAATTAACTCCATAGGAGAAACATATAAGCTAGTACCTAGCTGAATCCTAGAAGATAAAGCTGATTTAACCTGAGTTAATTGAGCATCATTAGCAGGGTCTTTATTCGCATTGATGAGGAATAAGTGAACAGCTCCTAATACTCCTGGTTGTTTCTGAGCACCTAATAGACCAATAGCCTTACATCTAGAACCATCACCTAGTATTTCCTGAGCTGCTAATTCATAATCTGTAGCTGATACTAGATTCTTTAAATTCAATTGTTCTATAGCTCTTTTAATAGTGGTAGCTATAGGCTCTTCATCAGTACCTCCAGCAGCATTAGCGGTATTAGTAACCCCTGCTAAGAAAGTGAGAGGCTGAATAAAATTGTTAATAGAATAAGCAGGTAAATTGTAAGCACTACCTACCTCTTCAGCAGTAGCTGTAATAGAACCTTGAGTTAATCCTGGAGGAATAGTGAGAGTAGAGTCTGTAAAGTAACTGTACTTAGAAGTTACATCTACTACTTCAAATCCAGCAGGAATAACATAAGATACTGGTTGAGGAGCTGTAATAGAGAAGGTAAGAGTTACTTTAGCTTTAGTGCCTAAGTTTCTCTGTACTCCTGTCACTTTAAGGAAATCAACTACTAGAGCTAGAGGTAATTGGTTTGCATAGAATAAGAATTCAGCACCTGCAAACACTTGACCTTGAAGTATTGAAGCTAAGGGTGAATTCTCTGTAAAATCATTGAGAGTACCTTGAGAGGAGTTAAAAACCCTTACTCTAGCCTGTTCAAATAATTCCTCCTCATTTCTGTTATCTAATATGACTTCATCTAGTGGGATTAAGTTGTTAATATCTTCCATAGTTTATAAGGTAATTTCAAAGGAGGATTCTACATCTTCATAAAGCCAGTAAATATTAATAAGAACCTCTCCTAAATCATTTACTGTGCCGTTTACAGAGAATTGAGCTTCAGGGATATATCTATTTAAGCCAGCTAGTAGATCAGAAGTGATAGCTGTAACGTTACTTACATTGTCAAATAAATAATCATCTATCCCATATTCAGGACGCATTACTCTTTCATCCTTAAACACTTGTAAATAATGTAAGATATGAGATCTGATTCTATCAGCACCGCTTACTACTTGTAGACTGCCATTAGCTACTGTGAGAGGGAATTTAATTGTGTTTATTTCCATAGGAGTTAATAACCTTTATTAATTACAGTAGCTCCGTCAGAAGTGTCAGCTCCTACCACTACTACAGAAGTCCCATTAATGGTTAAATCAGAAGCATTTGATATATCAATAGAGTGACCATTAAGATTGAATTGATTGAGGTTATCTACACCTCCACCTAATCTAATACTTCTACCTACTGAATCAGTTACTATCACTTCTCCAAATTCAGTTAATAAAATAGAAGCTCCTGAATCAGTTTGTAGAGTAATTCTAGAACCACAATCAACAGTTAAATTGTCCTCTATTCTTCTATCTTCAGTTTGTTGAATTTGAGTGTTAAGAGTGCCTTCAATCTGAGTGTTAAGAGAGCCTTGAATTTGAGTATCTTTATCTCCTGGAATGGATTCAAATAAATCCTTAACTGGATCACCTTTATCTAAAGCAGGGTTAGTATCATTAATGATGTGTAGGTAGGCTCCCTTAGTCTCTAAACCATCAATATAAAAGATGATTACTGTTTGTCCTATGGGAGGTAATGGAGCATCTATAAAAGGATGGGAGCTTATTCTAATTAACCAATCACTTTCTAGATTAGGGTTTGAAGGTAGAGCTACTTTAATACGTCTTCTACCTTCAGGATCTTCATTATTAGTGACAATACCTAAGCTAGGGTAGGATACTCTATTAACAGTGTCTAATGCTATCTGACTAGCCGTTTCTGACTGTTTCCAAAGTTTAAATATTTCATTCATTATCTCAATTTCACATACTGCTCTGGGTTAACTGCTGTACCGTTCTTTCTAATTTCAAAATGTAGATGAGTACCAGTAGATCTACCTGTACTTCCTTCTATACCTACCGTAGCTCCTTGATTGATAGGAGCACCTTGATTAACTGAAATACTACTCAAGTGAGCATATCTAGTAGTCCAACCACCACCATGATCAATTACTACGATATTTCCATAGGAGGAATAACCATTAGAGCTATTACCGAAACCAGCGAAAGTAACAGTACCACTAGCAGCGGCTAGGATAGGCGATCCAGCTCCTGAACCTCCTCTACTACTGATATCTACTCCAGCGTGTAATCTTCCACCTCTAGGGCCATAGGGACTAGTAAATGTAGCATTAGGTAATGGGTTGATAAATTGAGGAGAGTTAGGATTAAATGAGGTAGCTTGACCATTATTAGTATTAGTAATTGGATTAGAATTAATAGCGGTAGTAGGTCTTTTATTCTTCAAAGGACTATACAGATTAAAGTTAGTAGTCATGTAACCTAAATCATAATTGTGAGTTACAGAATCAACCACCCAAAATCTATCTATTGTTTTACTGATATTTTTAGTTCTTAAAGGAGTATCAGGATCTACTAATAAAGCCTCTGGAGTAGTAGGAGCTGAAGCCTGAGCAGTAATTCCTTTAACTCTATTTTCATTGTCTACTCTGAGGTTATCCTCTTCAGTTAGAGCTTCAGTAGATTTAGGTTGAGGTTGAACTATAGGAGAACCAGTAACAGATAATTCATCTTGTCCTGTACCTATAGGATTTTCTTTCTCAGTCTGATTAATTTGACCTGTAGTAGGATCAATCTCATATTTCCTAATACCTGTTTTATTGTTAGCACCAGGAGTAGAGGATCTAGCTCCTCCAGATGAATCAGTAGAAGCAGTATGATTTAGAGTAAATTGAGTACCTAGATTGTCTCCATATTCTAAGAAGAATACTTCTTTATCAGCAGAAGCTTGATCTCTAGATCTGATATATAAGGTATTACCTTTGGTATAAACTCTATAACCTAATCTTCTAGCTTCAATCAGTAAGGCATCATAATCACTTTGTCCTCTTTGAGGAAAGTATTCATAAGTTGGCCCTTCATCTTCCATCTCTAGATTAAGACCATAATAGGAGGTGATTTTCTTAGCTAGCTTCCTAAGAGTGATATTAGTATAAGCAGTATTCTTAGATCTTCTAGTTAATACCCAGTTAGCCGCTTGACCTGAGAATTGTAATTCATCTGGTTTAAATAAATCATAGGTAATTCCAGTATGTAGGAAACTGTAAGCAACTATAGATTCACCATTGAATCCCATCTCTATCAATATCTGACCACCTGATCTAGAGGCTGTATTAGGGATATCCTGAATTACTCTAGTTCTGGCTATATCTCTAGAGCTAGCAGCATTATTTGTAGCAGTAGCTGGAGCTGATGTTACTCCTAGAGTAAATACAGTAGGTCTATGTCTTCTAAGGAAAGCTACCATACGATCTCTATCAGCTAGAGTAATAGTAGCTAAACAACCAGCAGTACCTAGAGCACCTCCATCATGGTGTAAACCTAATGCTGTTCTATTGGTGCTGAATTTAGGAGTGAGAGCAGCCCATACTCCACCTAATGCAGGATTAGCTACTAAACCTCCACTGGTGACAACAGGAGCTAGGGAATACTCACCTGAAGGTAAGGGAGCTAGAGAGCCGCTTACGTTCTCCTGTCCTGAATCTTGAGTGCTAGGTACACCAGAAACCATAGGGATGGTGAATTCTTCATCTACAGCCTTGAAGGTCACATTGTAGATATAAAGACCATTACTATTCTTAGTACCTGTTCTAGTCGCTGATACTAGCGGTAATCTTTGATTATTTTGACTGCTTATCTGTCTTGTAGTCTCTCTTACCTGACTGTTATTAGATAATCCAGCAAAGGAGGTCTGATCAAGATCAGGAGGATTAACCCATTGTCCAGGTGCTCCTCTACGTCTATTGACTTCAGCCTGAGCAGCATTCATATCTGCTTCTACCCATTCAATATTAACGTTATAAACACCTTGAGATTCAGATAAGCCTAGGGCTCTAACAGCACCAGGAGTTAAATCTATCTTTCTAGTAGGATGCTCCTGTAGAGGTCTAATAGCTCTACCGTTAACGTTAGCAAATGGGCCTGTATCTACAATTTTCACTAATACTGATTTCCCAGTATCAAGGCTAGTTACCTTCATTACTGAGTTAGCGTATTTAGCGTTATACATAGCCGCTTGATTGGCATCATAGTTAACAGTTCCATAAGTGCCAGTAGTGCTAGACAGTCTATAGTAAGTAGCCTGTACATTCTGATAAATAACTTGACCTACTGCTGTTTCAGCATTGCCAGTAGGACTACTAGCAGTATCAATAGGAGTAGAGCTAGTAACACCATCATCTACAGGATCTAATCCATCATTCTCCTCAACATAAGCTAGATACTTATCTATCAGTTTTTTATCAGGATCATATACGCTAAATTGACAATTAGATTGTAATGGCCCTTCTCCTAGAGTGACAGTACATCTCTGTAATTTACCATCACCAGTTATAAATACATCTTTATCTTCATCATCACTATTACCTAGGGTTATCCTTACATAGGGAGCTAATAAAGATTGAGATGGATTAGGGTTATTTTGATTGAACATATTAGAGCACCCAATTTAGCAACTGATAATCAGGTAGCTGAAGATCTGATAGATTTTCTGTAATTGAACTGAGGTCAAGACCCTCTAGGAGCTTACTCGTATCTACACCTAGAATCTTAGATATCAATTGAGCTTCTCTACTGTTTACTATTTCATTAACTCTAGATTCCACATTATTAACAGCAGAAGTAACTCTACTGGTAACTGAATCAATCTCAGCTTGTAATTCTGCTCTATTAGGTAAATCGATAGTAATCCCTGCTTCTAAGGGTTGAAAGATGTTGAGATCATTAACATAAGCGAGTTCTCTCCATTGGGAGTAATCACCTAAAACATCATTAGCAATCTTAGATAGAGAATCTCCTGCTGTGATGGTTAATTTATCTCCATTAGCATTGATAATCATTATTTCTGTATGTTATTGCTATCTGTATTAAATGAACCGTTAATGTAATCTCCAACAATACCTAAGACATTATTCTTAGCGTCTAGTATTGATACTCTTCCTTGATTTGAAGTAAGTAATCTGTAGCGATTAGCTTTTACTATTGGAGCTAATGTAGAGTTTAATTTTGAAGTGTTTGATTTAAGCCACTCATTAGCCTTTGTAGAGGCTGTTGATTTCTCTCTGTCTGTTAGGTCAGGATTAGTATTAGGAGTACCTTGTTGAGCCTGTTGAGGGCTTCTAGTTGAAGGATCAGGTATTTCTAGAAGTTTGATGTCTAATCTAGCATCAGCTACTAATCCATCTAACCAAGCTGTTTCATTCCAATTGAGATTAGTGACTACACAAGGGCCAAAGGAATCAGAACCCCAAACAAACTTAACAGGAGTAGGTGTATATTTCTCATTGATAGGATCAGCTACCATTAAATCCTGTATTCCTTGAATGATAGATTTAACAGTTTTACCTTGAGAATGAGTTTGTAGGAGTAGGTTACTCAGATTTAATTCTAAACCAGAGGAGTATTGATATTGTTGAGAAGGTAATGAAGTTAAAGCCGCTACTCCTTCAGCATATCTAGCTGATCTGCTGTAATATTTCTGCTCAGGATTAAATAAGAACTCAGCTACTACATTACCTTGTAAATCTGCTAGATGAGCAAAGATACCTTCTACTTTACTAGCGGCTTCAAGTTTGTTTAATAATTGTTCATTGATCATAATTAAATAACAGGAGCTGTAGAGTAACTTTGACTGAATCGAGCATACTCTCTACTGATAACTCTCATCACTTCATCAGCTATCTGTTGAGGATTTCCATTCTGAGAATTAACGGTAATACCACCTACATTAAAATTGATAGCTTCTCTTCTACCATTAAGAGCAGATAATATAGTTGATTGTTGTGCTCTGTTGAGGATAATTTCTGAATCATTAGCGACTACTAGATTAGATCCACCTGGAGCATTATTGAGTTCTCTCTGTGCGGCATTCAGAAGAGAGGAGAAATTCATTCCAGCATAGGAATTACCTACTGAAGCATTACCTACTGTTGGGATATTAACACCAGGAATTCTATTAATGAAGCTGGTTACATTATTGATAGCTGAGGTGATTCTACCTACAAAATTGTTAACTGCTGTCTTAACTCCATTCCAACGGCTATCAAATACACTTCTAACTGATTGCCAAGCATTCTTAACAGCATCTACAGCATTAGTTACAAGGTTAATAACACCTGAGAATCTCTCAACAAATCTATCCTTTAGATTGTTAATACCTTGACCTATTAAAGCAATCCATCCTTGAATACCTTCAATGATGAAATCAAATAAGGCTCTAGCAGGTACTCTCAATAGAGCAAAACCTAATCTAAATAAACCGATAATACCAGAGACAACATCACCCCAATCAGTGCTAACTAATATTCCAGCTATATTAGTAAATACGGCTTGAAGCCCTTCTTTTAGTAAATTAGTAGCTCTATCAGCAATACCTTCTACAGTAGCTCCATCATTAAGATTACTGAGGAAACCAAATGCTCTATTTAGTACACCTGAGAAGTATTGAGATAATCTAAATCCTATTCCTTCTCCAGAGAATAGATTCTGTAGATCAGGTAAAGAGAGGGTACTAAGCCATCTGTTCAGACTGTCTAACCATCCTCCAATTTTACCTAGACCATTAGCTAAACCCTCCATAGGGTCTACTTCTATACCTAATTCCTGAAGAATACGATTAAGGTTAGTGATAACTCCATCAGAACCAAAGATCTTCATCATCACTCTCTGTAATGAAGCAAAGACACTTTGATTACCTTCCATATCCTCATCTAAATCTCTCATCAAACCAAAGATTCCAGAGGTCTGATCAAATAGACTAGATTTAAAGCCCTCCCACATACCAGAAACAGAATTACTAGCAGCAAAGATAACATCATCTGTTACTAACTCATTCTGAACAGCTTGAAGGATAGTAGCTCTCTCTTTAGCGGTTAACTCCTCTAACTTCTTACCTGATTCACTCAGCTTTTTCTCTACAATTGCTAGGAAAGCAGGGTTAGCTTCAGCAAACATTAGATTCTTCAATTCAGACATTGAAGATCCACCTAAGAATTTAGCAGTGAATTTAGATACATCACTAGCAGCAACATTAGAAGCAGCTCCTAAGACACCTAAACCTACTGTGATATCTTCTAACCCATCTACAAAGGATCTCTCATCTAGGACTCCAGAAGCATCAGTAAAAGCAGGAATTAAATTGTCAGATATACCTAGGGCAATATCTTTATATCCTTGAGTAGTCCCTGGTAATGAAGCAGCAGCATCAGCTAATTTATTGTTTAATTCATCTACTAACTTACCAGCATCACTAAATGATTTACCTGTAAGAGCAGCTATAGAACTAGCAGCGGTGATACTACTCTGTTGAATTTGAGCACTCTCAGCGATTGTACCCTTAAGGAAATTGAAAGCACCTCCAACAGCATTCTTAATAGTATCAGCTAATAAGTTACCAGCGGCTACACCTGCTACTAAGGATTGATTTAGACCTTGGAATACCTTAGTAGCTTCATCCTTAGCAGATATCGTAACTATTACATTGTTATTATTACTCGCCATAATTATTCAAAATCACTATTATTTATTCCCCATTCATCTACTTTTGAAGGTCTATTAGATTCAGTGTGGTCTACATAAATAAACAGATGATATAGACACTCGGATATCTCCATATCTAACATCTGGAAATAAGCAGGGTTAATGTGACCACCTGTAGCCGCTATGATGCTTTTACTTAAATGAGGGAATGTAAAATATCCAGAATTCTGAACATTAAACATTACTTGATTTTCTGCTGAGATAATCAAATTTATCTCGAAAAAAGGACATAGAGGCTCCTATACGCTCAATATCCTCAATCTCTAAGAGGTCTACTAATTCTTCAAAACTGATGCTATCTTTATCTCCAAAAGAGGTGATACATAGAGAAGCTAACTTAAGAAAGATAAAACTCTCAGTCTTATACTCTTCACTAGCATGATTAATAAAGCTATCTAACAGTAAAAATTGTTTAGCTTTAGGTGATTTAATCTCTACTGGAGTACCATCAATTAAACTGAATTGAGCCGTCTGAGTATCAGGATTGAATTTAGCTTGAAATTCATCACTATTAGGTTTAGTCTCTACGGGAGCTTCAACTACTTTAGGAGGCTTACGTTTAGGTGTTGTCATATCGATAAAAAAAGCCCTCAGTTAATGAGGGCTTATTAGTTAAATTTACTTATATTCAGCAGCTTCAAGACTGAATTCAATCTTAAGCATTGTAGTCTTAGTACCATCAGAGGTATCAATACCTTCAGCAATAGTGAAGTTTTCAATTCTACAGCCTGTTAAATCCCAAGCTTTATTACCTCTAAATTCATTAGTACCATTAGAAGAGCTCACTCTTTTAATGGGTCTAAGACGGAAATCAAATGGAGTCCCATTCTCATTCTGTTTAATGAAATCAATTACTACCTGATCAGCTTCAGGATCATGAGGTTTACCGATAGTAACATTTTGATATTCTTTTAAGCCACCTTCAGTCTTTCTAACCACGTTAGATAAACCATCATTAAAGGAGGAGGATTTACGGGACAACTTAATACCAGAGAACTCAGTGAAATATACAGGAGTTCCACCACTATTAAGACCTTCAATAGTTAACAGGTAGTCTGAGTTATTGATAGGATTTATAGAGTCTAGTCTAGCCATTATACGTTAAATAATTATTGATTAGTTTAAAGGAGTGAAAGCCACCTGATTTTCATTTTGAGGTAAAGTTCCAATACTCACTCTGATAGTAGAAATCAGCAATTTCTCCATAGCGGGAGCTGGTACTACATAAACCTCTAGTAATACATTCCCTTGTTCTAATTCTTCAGGAGTATTGTTTTCAAAATCACATTTAACTTCAAAGGCTTCTACTTCAGTAGCACCAAATAAAGCTTTACCTCTCCAGAGTCTAGAACAGACCTTAGCAGCGGTTTGAGAGATGCTATTTAATAGGACACCTTGACCATCAATAACGCTGAACAATTCATTATCAAAGCCCTTACGGAGAGTACCGTTAAGAACATTCATGATCACACGGGTATTGATGAATTTGTAGAATTCAGAGCTGGATCTAGTTCTCATGCCCCAAACTACTACACCCTTATTTCGTAGATTTCTGACTACGTTAATACCATCAGGATTAAGAGTGTCTTGAACTTGAGTAGAAACCTTAGTAACTACATCTTTAACTCCTAATACAGGGAATTTAGCACCAGCAGGAGGTTGTTGGAATCCTTCATCCTTGAAGCGTCTAGTAGCTACACCAGCTACACCAGCAGAAGCAGGTACAACGCCATCTTCTAAATCAACTAAATGAGGGTAGAAGAAAGAGCTATGACCTTGAGGAGAGTTATAGAGAAGACCTTCAGCCTTAGCTTGTACAGGAGTTAAGCTAGCACCAGCATCAATAAGAGCTACCCAATCAAATTGGTCATTAGAAGCGTGTGCTTCCATTGCTAAACCTACAGACAATCTATCAGATTGATCAGTTAGGAGAGTGAAGGCTTCAGGAGCAATGAGGAAACCTTGCTCATAAGCGTCTTCTACATCAAAACTATTCTCTATAGCGTAGACATAATCAATAGAACTAGGAGAGTTAGGAGTGCTATCAGCAACGCTCATGTTAGCGTTAACAGTGACAGTAAGAGAGGTATCTAGAGGATCATCTACTCTTACTACTAATTCATCAGTAGCAGCTCCTGAAGAGGCTGTTACAGTGTCAGCTTCAGCAGATAGGTTAACAGCGCTGATTAATTCACTAGCAATACTGTCTACAGTATCGCCAATCTGAGCAGTATAAGTAACATCAACTCCATTAATAGTAACTGTATAATCAGCTCCCTGAGTTGCAGTATCTACAGTGACAGTGAAGCGTTTAGCAATAGGAGCATTGATGAAGTAGAGAATACCTCTACGATCATTTCTGAAGAATAGCTTAACAGCATTCTCAGAGGGACTAGCTCCAAATACGTTAGTAAAATCCTCTAAGGAGATTACTTGAGTAGGTGTTAGAGTAGCTCCAGTTTCAGCAGATCCAATCATGTAAACAGTCTGATGAGATGCTATTTCTAGAGATCTATAACCCTGAGTGCTTTCTACTACTCTCACACTAGGGCTTAAAATATTTGAAAAAATGTTAGTTGTCATTTGCAGTAATAGTTATTACGGTATCTTCGTTAAAAGTAGTGTTGTCTAATCTTGAGAATTCAGGTTTAGCTCTATTAACTTGAATTTGAAGCTGTTGAAGAGTTCCAAAATCGGAAATGTCAGGAGGTTGTAAATCTCCTACATCAGGTAGCTCAGTAGTCCTAAAGGTCACATCAAATCCAAAGTTTAAATAAATAAGCCAATCTCCAGACATATCATCAGATCTAGCTACTGATAGAGAATCTTCTATCTCAGCAGGTAGGATTAACTCAATTCCACCAGGAGGCTCTAATAATGCTTTTATATGGATAGTAGAAACTATTCCCTCTAAGGATCTCCAGGGAAGATCATTAAAAGGCATCACTTCAGGAAAGATATAAGCTATACGGTAAGTAAACCTAGCTGAAGTCTTAATGCTGTTCCTACCATCCTTAACATGGAAGATGTTCTGTACAGGTAATTCTATAGCTGTATTAGCAGGGTATTCTTGATCATCTATGACGGTATAAAGTACATCAGGATAATCTAAATCCCAAGCATGAATAAGAACCTTTGAAGATATAAACGCTCTTAGATCATTTCTTACTGTTTGTATGTTCATCTCTTATCCCTCTCTCTAGTAAGAATGAGCTTCCACACTACAGGATCTTCATCAATAACAAAGACCAATTTGTAGGAGTAGTCATCTATCTTTTTAGTTGCGGGATCTTGGTAGATGATTTGATTTGAAGGATCTAAAGAAACATCTACATAAAATCTAACAGTGCTTTTATCAGCAGGGTTAAATATTTCTTTAGGATAAGTTCTAGGTATCTCTACTTGTAAATCATTAGCCGATATGAATATAGAATCCATACCCTCAATTGATACCTGTAGATTTGAATAGCGTGGTTGAACTGTAGTGATATAGGGCTTAGGGTTGATAACTGTATCAGTAGTGATTACTTTCTTTTGATCAGGATCATAGGTCTGAGTTCTTAATACTAGATCTCTCCTCTGAGGAAGCCCTAATTTAGTTTCTATGCTAGCCATTCTTGACTCTATTGTAGCTAGCTTACTATATAGGGTCATAGCTTTTCTTTAATACGTTTCGATATATTTAAAGCAGCGGCTTTTCTGATTTCAGGAATAGATCTACTAACCATAAATCGTCTAGGTTCTACATATTTAGCGTAGAATACAGGGTTATCAATAGTGGCTTTAGTTGGATTATTCATGTAGTTATACCAACCAGCTCTTAATTTACCTGTCTTAACAGGAGTTCTATCACTGATGGTAGCTCTAGCCCATAAAGCTGTAAAATCTATAGCTGGTTCAATAATTTCCTTCTCAAAGTTAAACCCTGATTTAAAAATCTTTCCAGTTGTTTTTATTGTGAAGGACATATTGTTACCAATAAGAGACAGTAGGAGATACTCTATTAACTGAAGGACTAGGATTGTATTTGTTGTAGCGGATACTTATATCTAGGATATGAGTTAACTCCATTAGTAATCTTGTTCCTTCAGATTTAAGGTGTCTTACATGAGCACCATAAGATAATTTAGATCTCCCACTTTCTCTAACAAAGCTAGTATCTAAAGCTTCATCCAGTAAAAGGTCTATCTGCTCTAATTGATCTATTAATTTGATAACTTGATCATAGATAGCTTGAGAATAAGGGGAGCTCAGTTTATCTCTTACTACTAAATCTACAGTCTGATACCCTGCTATTCTTTCAATGTTTTCTATTTGAGATTGAGATAGGGACACGGACATTATTTTAATAAATAAAAAAATGAGGATAGATTAAATCCATCCTCATAGATGACTGATTTAAAATTAGAGTTTACTGAGTGATGAAGTCTAGAGCAGATACACCTTTCAAGCGGTTAGCTACTTTGAGTTGACCTTTAACGTAGATAACGTACTTCTCAGCATCAGGATTATTAGAAGGTAAAGCACTTACAGCTACCTGCATACCATTCTGATTAGCGGTGTTATTTTGCCCAAAGGTGTAGAGGGTTACTTCAGGTTCATTAACAAAGTAAAGGGTATTAGCGGTACAGTAAGGGTCTTGGATGATGGGTCTACCAGCGTAGGTTAAACCAGTGTATCCAAGATCAGCTTGACCAGCAGGAAGATTGTTATTGATGCTGACATTAGCAGCAAAGACTTCTTTATATCTAGCTGCAATCTGAGGAGTGGTATATACAGCAGTAAAACCAGTACCTACAGAGGTAATAGCAGCTTCATGATCGAAAAGAAGAGTAGAAGTTAAGGCTCTATTGGAAACATCAGTAGATAGAATGGATTCCCAGAGAGGATAAGTAGCAGGGTCAATACCAGCGTAGGCAACATCTTGAGTTACAACAGCCTCTAAACCAACAACACCACCATCACCAGCAGTACCAGCACCTGTATAAACAAGATCACTCATGGATTCCATGAGAGCTCGGATACCAGATTGAACTTCATAACCAAAGAGATCGCGTAGAGCACCCTGTCCAGCGGCTCTAGCCTGAGCAATATCTTCTTTCTGTACTTGGAAGCTGTGACGTAAACGGTTATCACCGATGCTCAATTGAGCACCTACAACAGCATCATCAGAGAAAGTAGAAACATCAGCAGTAGTAGCTTCACCAGTTACACCAGCACCACCAGCGTTAACATTCCATTTGATTACCTTCTGAGAGATAACACGCTTGGGTAAGCGGTTGAGCATGGGATACAGACCCAAGGGAAGAGAAGCAATTTCTTCTTCTACTACTAATTGGAGAGACTTAACGGGATCGATAATTACGGACATAGTTTAAAAATTAATATTGTGAAAAAGCTTCCATTAAAGCTTCACCTGCTTTAACGGGTTGATTAGGATTAGGACTCATATTTTTTACTTCTGTAGAGCCAGATCCTTGAGTGTTTGAAGGTGGTAGATAGAATTTACCCTCTTCAGAATTGAGATAAGAATCCAAGGCATCTTGTAAAGAAACAACATCATCTTCTCCCTTATCTACATACCAGCTACCGTTTTCTTCTTTAATGTAGCCGCCATACTCTAGATCAAAGAGTTTCTGTAATGCTTTAGGGTTTAAAGCTTTTGATTCTGCAATTAGTTGATTGATCGCATTGTTTTTCTTAGCTTTAAAGGTTTCTTGATCCTTTTCTGCTAACTGTTTTCTCATATCCTCTAATTGCTTCTCTAAAGACTTAAGACTTAACTTTTCACCTTCTACTTCAGGGTTATCTTGAGGAGAAGTGCTAGAGGCTTCAATCTTCTCTAGTGTTTTCTTAACTTCTTTACTGAGACTAGCCGCTAATCCTTGATTAGCTTTAGTGTATTCCTCTCTAAATTCAGAGAGCTTATCATCTAACTGGCTAGCAACTAATGCTTGAATTTCTTCAGGAGTCATAATTAAAAATCTTATGTATCTTGGTATTTAATAAAAATCTCTCTCCAAGTTAGAGAGTAATCTGGTTTGTGGAGGTTAACCAGTTCCTCTATATATAGATTTTGTCCAAGTTTTTAACTTAACAACATGGAATCAATCTGATTGTTGATCACTTCTTGTTGTTCAGGATTGATATTACCTACATACTTGGATATTAAGGAGCTATACATTACCTTATAAGCTTCATTGGGTAGATTGAGTTTTAAAGCTTCAAAATTGATCTTTGATAACTGATCTAATTTCTTGATATCACCATCTAAAGAGTTATTTTCAAAGTTAGAGAACCCAGTAACTGATATGTCTAGATTCTCTCCTAATGCTCTAGCTACTAAATGTAATAGTTGCTCATAGGCTTTGATGAGTAATTCACCATGAGCTCTCAGAATGCTCTCCTCCTTATAGAAGTCCATCTGTTTAGATTCTCCAGATTGGGCTATAGCTCCTTTATTAGAGGAGAAACCACCTTGAGATACTAAATCCTTTACTTGATCTTCTATCTGGCTTAGAGAGTCCATGAGGTGAGGTAGGATGTAACCATGAGGCTCACTCCAATCAAATTTCTCTAACTCTAAAACGTGCTGTAATCCTGTAGGTAAAGGTTGATCAGCAGAATCAATATGAGATACCTCAAAGTCATCATCAGGTAAATTGATCTTCTTATAGGTTCTCTGGAAATAAGCCATAGTTAATAGATCATACTTAGCACAATCTATTCTCAGGTGTTCTAAAGCCTTTAGAGCCGCTTGATCTGCTACCCATAACTCTTCAGGTATCTCTACCTTAACTACAGGTACTTCTCCATATCCATGAGCTACACTGCTAATCTGAGTTACTTGGGTTTCATCATTGATAAATTCATCATTTATCTGCTCTATTTCACCCTGACTATTTAATTTAACGGTAGCTTCATACTTAGTGATGTGCTCATTGTCGATAATAGTCCAAATGACTTTAGTAACAGGAGGTAATAGAGGATTAATTGATTCTTCTACTACTTGTCTTACTTTGATCCAATTCAATTTACCTGAAGTCTCAGACCAATTGATTACCTGAAACGGGCTATATAGAACAGTATAAGGACGTAAACCTAACAATTGCTCCTGAGCTCTATTTAAAGGCTCTACAAGGCTCTTAGGTTTATCTAGATGAATGTAGACCTTCTTAAACTTTAAAGCCTCTCTAAGGACTTGTGAGAGTAGGCTCTTTTCATGTCTGTTAGCTAAATCAGTATTAGTTCTGAATTCATTCCATAAAGGATTATCTGATAATCCAGATACCACTAGAGAACCATTAGACACCTTGGCTACTTGATCATTGATAGCAGAGCCTAGGATGTTTAGATAGGTGAATTTGTTGATTCTACTACGGTAGGTAACAGGATCTTCTCCAGGTCTAGCAGGTAAGAATTCCTTAACTACAGATTTAAGCTTATAGCCTCCTGAAGTTAATAGATCTATCTCTCTTAAAGCTGAATCATATCTATTGTATTCAGGATGCTTACTCTCTAATGGAGATAGAGATATAGTTTGGGGATATAACATTATTTTTGAAGTATCTTCTTATATAAACTGGTAATTACATAGCGGCTAGAATCTAATATGTGTATTCCTTGATTCTTAGCTGGCTTATTAATGAGTTTTCCATAAATATCAGTATCTCTGTGATAATTCTCATACTGAGAAATTACATCTTTGAGAGTGGAAAGGATAAATAATCTGTCTTGATAGAATAAGGAGTTGATCATATCGCAACCATCCATCACTCCTATCTCATTTCTACTAACAGATACAGCTCTTCTTAAACCGTTAACTCCTCTCTTAACTCCTAGTTTTCTAGCACTAATAATAGAGCTAGGTCTGTCATCAGGCATATAGCAGCGATACACATTATATTTATCACAATACTGAATGAGCTTCTCTAGGAATTCATCCTGAGTAATAGCTGCTTTACTGTGGTTATACCAGGAGTCAACTATATAAAATCTCTGATAATCGTGACTGAGAGCAATAACTGATAAAGCTGGATTTGTTTCACCCCAATCTACACCAATATAATAAGATAATTGATCACTATCTACAGGTTTGGTGATCTTGTGATGGTCTTTGAATTGATCAAATATCTGACCTTCAAAATCCTCAAAGCTGGCTCTAAATTCTTGATTGTAGGTCTTAGGAGGTAATGTCTTTTTAGCTTGCCTTAAGAAGGCTCTAGGAACAAAGGGATTATCTTTAGTAGTGTAGTGGAAATAATTCCAATTCTCTTCAACTTTAGCTCTCAGATGGAAATCATATAACCAGTGATTCTTACCTTTGGGAGTTCCAATCATCAGAGCACTACTGTTAGGAGTATCCGATAAAGCAGGATAGATTACCTCTTCCCATGCTTTAGGAGAGAAATCCTGTATCTCATCTACTCCAGCCCAATATATTTTTAAACCTCTAAGACTGTCTCCATGATTATCAGCACCTCTGATGAGAATATCTGGCTTCTCTCCTTTCAGTTTGATTCTGAAATCACTCTTAGATATGTTCTCTATGAAAGGTTGCCTTTCTAATAATCTGAGTAATGGTTCCCAATGGATAGACCTACAGGCTTTTAATGTAGGCATCACTACTAACACTACAGGAGGTGAAGCAGGATCAATAGAGCCTTGAAAACTCATTGCTTTAGTGATAGCAGTGGTTAATAATAAGCGGCTCTTTCCTAATCTTCTACCCGCTACTACTAACTTAAATCTAGCTGGATCATCAAATACCTCTTTCTGTGCTTTATGTAAATTGAGTTTTAAGGAAGTCATATTTATAATTCATCATCAGACTCTAAATCATCCTCTTCATCATTTGGAGTAGCTTCACCTATTTGTAGGTTGTAAATAGCTGATTTCTCATTATCCTTACCCATCTCAGATTTAATAGCTTTGAGGGCTTCAATAGCTACCTTATGATCCTTCTTGATGATTTCTACAATCTCACCTTTAGGAGAGTTCACTTGATGTTTATAGCCGTTAATATTCTTGTGGACTATATCCTCTAAGGCTAGGATTCTATTAGTACGACTATGGAGAGTAATAAACCCTACTTCATAGGCAATCTCTAGAGTGAGAGCCTCTGAATCTTTGAGGTCATCAATCCTATCTTTAACTCTTTCAATTGCTTTACTGAGCTGGTGATCCTTGAGAGGAAAACCATATTTATTCTCAAACATCTCACTGATCTGCTCTAACTCTAGAGAGGGTGATAGACTCAGTAGCAGGAGAATAAATTGATCATGTCTTTTAGTTAGTCTGTTTCTCTTATTTTTATTCATATATAAAAAAATGAGAGAAGCAGGGCTCTCTCATCACTTATCGATATCTATTAATAGGTTTTGTCCAATTAAAGAAGCTTTAACAATGTATAACTGATGCTATCTTTAGCCTCAAAATAGACTTTCCATATCCAATTGTGTAACCCATCAAACTGTTTACTGTTCTGATTGGGTAACACTTGATAAATGTAATGGTCTGTAATGTCTACTAAGGATTCTTCATCTCTGAGGATGATGTACTTCATTATCTTTTTATCTATTTCAGTTAGGAAGCTGAAACAATAATCCATCTCTTCAGTGGTTACTTGTCCAAATAAAGAGTTAGAAGGATTGAGGTTTCTAGGATGCTTATAGAGATTAGGTAGATACTCCTCTACATCATCTAAGCTATTGAGGAAATATAGTTCTAATACGTCTACTAAATCGGATTGATCAATATAGGAATGTTGAGTTGAGTAAGGCATAGTAGTTAAGCGGCTTGAATGAGTACGTTTTCAAATATGTATTTCCAATCTTTATCAGATCTAGAACACTCAGAATAAGTGAGAGAGTCTAACTGTTTGTTGGTAAATAGAATGTTGTCTCTGTTTTCTAAATCGTGTTTTAGAATGAGTTCATCATTGTGACAAATCCACTCTCTAAGAGACTTCTTATGATTTAGATTCAGTAGATTTCCTTCTAGGTACTCTTTAAGGATGGTTCTCACTCCATTCTTAGTTTTTAAGCTGGAGTAGTTCTTTCCGTAATGTTTGGAAAATCTATAGCTCAAAGTAGATCTAGGAATGTTAGTCATTTTGGAAATAGTCCTTAAGTTGTTGCCTTTGAGGAATAAAATAAACAGCTCTTCAGTAGTTGGTGATTTCATTAATTCCTTCAAATTAGTTACTATTACTATATAACTAAGTAGTTGTTGAAAAGTAGGCAATAAAAAAACTCCCTAGATGATTAGGGAGTTGGGAGGGAATCGCAAACAGCTTTTATTGAGTGTCAAATTGTAACAAAACTCTTTCTTCGATTTATGAGGTATTTACTATAATGGTGCTCATGATTTTCAAGATCTAGTCTGGAAATCAATCTCAAGGGAGTTACTTACAATGGGTTGTCTTTCAGTTTTAATCGGATTTATTTTTTTCTTGACAATTGGAACCGCGTCTACTTGCCATGGAGAACACGTCAGGCTTGGTCTAGCCATTATATTTGTAGTTGCTGTTCCATTTTTTTTGAGCTTCCTGGCTGATATAAAAAAGACACCTGAACAACTCGATAAAGAATATGAGGAAGCTAAGAAATTAGAGCCTTATATGAAGATAGCAGCACTATTGATAGCACCTAGATCCTATAATAAAGTACGTGCTCGACGAGGCCCTGGTGCTGGTTTACTTGGAGCTGCTGATAACTGTAATCTGGATTCTTGAGGACTTTTTATTAGCTTCTTAATGATTGAATTGTTCTTAGGTAGAAGAGATTCTACAAAATAACCATCTCCAGATTTATCATGCTTCTGTTTAGCCTTTTCTAATAAGAAGAGAGAGAGCTGTCTACCTGTCATAATGCTCACATCATCTAAGTTCTGAACATAGGCTAGAGCTTCAGGACTACCACCTAGAGGACTAACAAAGATGATAGAGGTATGTTCTCCATAATTGTCCTTAGCTAACTTGAGATATTGTTTAGCCTCTATGGTGTTGATTACATCCTCATAGGTGATCATATTGGCTTTTAATTCATAGATGGTAACTACCTTACCTTTAGTTCTATGAGGCTGTTGATGGATTAAATCAAAGCGTCTGTGCTTACATTTACTATCGGTAGTATCTAAGATACTTACTTCAGACTTTAAGGTGTAATTAGTGAGAGAGGAGAGATAAGTGAGAGCAGCATGGAATTCTAACTCAGTGGAATAAATAGATTTAGTATCAGAGAATTGAGCTATTTGAGTAGAGGTAGCTCTCTCAATTGCTTTAGCTCCTAATCCTTGGAAGTCCTTAGCGGTATCACTAGATCCCTGTACTAAATATGAATAAGCTCTCTTCCAATCAACTACTAGGAGAGAATTGATTCTACCTAGAGATTCTCCATACATAGCGTGATAGATTTTCTTTAATTTATTAAGGTCATTGGCTGTTACCTTATATTCCTTACCCGCTAATTTGGTTGAATCTGACGACCGCTGTTTAGTAGCGGTCGTGGCTTTATCACTCCAATTCTTTCTATAATCTTCTACATCAAGTCCCTTAGCTTCAGACAATTGAGAGGCTATGAAATAAGCTCCCTTACCTTGAGTAGAAGGAATCCACTTGAGGGAATATTCAGAACAATATTGAACTAAATCCTCTAATATTGAAGGATCAGCTTTAGGGTTGAGAGCTAAAATGCTATTTTTTAAATCAGACATCAGTTTTACTTTCGTTTTGTAACTGTATGTCCTCACTATACGGATTTAAAGTGTTAGAAAGTAGGCAGATTGTTAGACAACAAAAGACCTCCTGCTGATGAAGAAACAGGAGGTTTGATGTTGATTAAACTAGGGGTATACGAAAAATCGAAGAGCACTCAAAGCTATACAGGGTGAGGGTTTGAGTGTATTTAGTGTTTTACTTATTACTTGTCCTCTCTTCTCTCCCCTGTTCTCCCTTTCTCTCCTCCCTATTCCTCCTCCCTAATCTGACGATTTAATTTACTCTTTATTGTGATTTTCAATTTACTTTTTTATTGTCTCGCTTGTACACTAAGAAAGCTAGCCCTCAATTGAGAGCTAGCCTATGTCTGGTTATTCAGTTATGTCATCTAGGAGATCGTCTAGGAATCCATCTGAGTAGGGATCTAGATCGTGTTCTACGATGTAGTCTATTCTTCTCTTATGGAAGTCCTCAATAATCTGATCTCCAGAGGGTCTTTCTTCAGTTTTGCTAGGAGAGAGTTTAGTAGGTGGATCTTCAGAGAGTTCTTCAGATGTTTCCCCTAGTAGAAGCTCTAGGAGTCGATGATCAGGGTTGTTATAGTGTTCAGCTAGATAGTGTTCAGCTAGATACCCATGTCTCTCTGAATAAAACATCTCAGCCAACAGATCGCCTCTGGTGAAATCATCTCCTCTTTTTTCTTGGAGATGTCTTTCCCAAGCAAGATCTAGGTACAACTCGATATCTTCATCAAAGCTGATGGCATCAGCAAATCGATAAAGCTCCTCAAAATCGAAGACCATGTGGCCTTCTGCGTCTGTCTCACACGCTAAGAAGTAGGTTTCTCCTGTGTGAGGATTCTGAACACCGTCCTCAACGCAAGCTAAGAGCTCTTGAGGATCGTTAAACCCTAGGCGGGTCATGACCTCGCTGAAGGATAAGTAGTTTGTCATGATTAATTTTGAAATAATTCATAATGTGTACCATTTTGACTAAAGGTGCTTGGTGTTGACCAAGCCCGCCTAGTCTAACGCAACGGATCACAAAATGCTACATATTGCTCACTTTCTGTTTTGGAATTTCTGATACAGTAAGGGCATCAAGATAAAGACAGGTTATTGATAATGGCAGATAACGAAGTGCTTGAACAGATTGAGGAGATCCTCAAGGAACTACAGGACAAGACCAACCAAATACTAGAGAGAGTGGATCGGATAATCGAATATTTGGATTAACACAAATTTAATCAAAATGGTGTTTTAGTCTACAATTTTAAACCTTCACCTAGAGTCAGTACATTGTTACTGGCTCTTTTCTTATCCATGAAGGAGGCTATTTAGTTGTCTAGGTCTTATCTATCAATATGAGGCTATCTCTCCTCAGAGGCTCTATATTCCCTCTCAGAGATTTTATAACCTTTCATTTATCTGTTGTTTATCATTAATAAGATATTGTTATCAATGATGTCTCTGAATTGGAGCTGAGAAATACGGGAATTGTCGATAATTATCGGTAATACTCTATTGAGAATAAGATAGCTTCAAATGCTAATAAAATCGTTCCTTATTGCAAAAATAGGGTAGATCTGATATACTAAAAACAGTGGAAAGCCTTATGATATCTAGGTTCCAATGCTGGAGCTTAAGTAAAGTAAGATTATCATAAGCTAAACCGCTAAAATGTAGAGAAAATAAAGATTTGCGCGATCGCCGATTATGGAAACATCCCTGGCTAGCCTTGGCCCTTTTTCCGTCCCTGCGGACAATCCGGACATTCTGAGTCAACTCCTTGAGAACCAAAAATCGCCCCATACCTGGCGAGCCTACAAAAAAGATATTCGTGATTTTTTTCGGTTTGTGGCCGATGCCAACGAACCCACACCGCTCCTGGTCGAAGCCTTTCTGAATCTGGAGCAACCCCAGGCCCTCGCCCTCGTTCTGCGCTACAAAAATCATCTACGGGATGTCCGCTGCCTCAAGGAAGCCACCATTAATCGTCGTCTTGCCGCCCTCAAAGCATTGGTTCGTTTGGCGAATCAGTTGGGGCAATGTCGCTATACCCTCGGTGGCATCAAAGGAGAAAAGGTCAGTCGCTATCGGGACACCACTGGGATTTCACAAACTGTTTATCGACAAATTTTAAAAATTCCTAACCAGAAGACCATCAAGGGAAAGCGTGATTACGCTATTTTGAGATTGCTCTGGGATAATGCGCTGCGGCGTAATGAAATTGTCCAAACCAACTTAGAAGATTTAGACCTCGAACGGCGATCGCTCGCAATTTTAGGTAAGGGAAAAGGCCGCCAAAAACAATGGGTCACACTCTCTGCCGCAACAGTGACAGCCCTTAAAGCTTGGTTAGCCGTCCGTCCCGGATCTAAAAATAAAATTCAGCCATTATTTGTTGCCCTTGATCGCGCTCACCTGGGCCACCGTCTCACGGGGACAGCTATTTACCAGTTAGTCCGGAACACAGCCAAGGCCGCAGGCGTCACAAAATTATTATCACCCCACCGCATTCGTCACTCTGGGATTACGGCGGCCCTTGATGCGACCAATGGAGACGTGCGTAAGGTACAAAAATTTTCTCGTCATGCCGACCTCAATACCTTGATGATTTATGATGACAACCGCAGGGATGTCCAAGGGGAAATTACAGATCTCTTGGCGAATTTGATCTAG